GCTGTAGGTACGAATGGCCGTAATTGGAAGTTGAGCTAAGCCGCATGGGTAAGGGCCGCAAGCCGACGCCTAAGTCGATCCTTAGCCTGCGTGGCTCTCGCGTTAGGGGGCCGCACAAGGCCGGAATCGACGCGCTGCCTGGCGTTCCGCCAGCCCCTGCTTGGCTGGCCGACATTGCCCGCGCCGAGTGGGATCGGATCGTGCCGATGCTCGAGGCGTCGAAGGTAATGAGCCCGCGCCACCAGCAGACGCTTGCAGCGTACTGCGATTCGTTCGCCGATATGGTGCAGGCCGACCAGGAGCTGAAGACCAGCGGCACCACGCTGATGGACGATAAGGGTAGGGTGAGCAATCACCCGGCATGGAACCGGAAGCGTGACGCGAGAAATCAGATGCTGAAGTTTGCGGCCGAGTTTGGCCTGACGGCGTCTGCCCTGGCGAGAGTGTCAGCCGTTGACCAAGGCCCGCAAGAAGACGAAGACGACGCCCGCATGTTCGCTTGATGCGAAGGCTGCGGCCATCGCGGTGCGGTTCTTCGAGGAGAACCTGACGCACGCGAAGGGCGAGCTCGGCGGCAAGGCGTTCCTGCTCGAGCAGTGGCAGAAGGAATACGTGGGCCGATTGTTCGGCACGATGAAGGGCGACGTGCGGCAGTACCGCACAAGCCTGCTGGCGATTCCACGCAAGAACGGCAAGAGCACGCTGTGCGCCGGGATCGCCCTAAAACTGATGTTCGACGGCGAGCCTGGCGCGGAGATCTATTCATGTGCCGCCGACCGCGACCAGGCCCGGCTCGTCTTTGAGATGGCGAAGGTCTGCGTGGAGAACTCGCCCAAGCTGCGGAGCCGGCTGCGTGTGTTTCGCAATTCGATCGTGCGGGAGGACACGCACAGCACGTACAAGGCTCTGTCGGCCGAGGCGTTCACGAAGCACGGCCTGAACGCCCACGGGATCATCTTTGACGAGCTGCACGCCCAGCCCGACCGCGAGCTGTGGGACGTCATGACCACGAGCACCGGAGCCAGGCGGCAGCCGTTGTGCGTGGCGATTACCACGGCAGGCTTCGACCGCAAGAGCATCTGCTGGGAAATCTGGCGTTACGCCTTGGCTGTGCGGGATGGGGCCATCAAGGATGACACCTTCCTGCCTGCGATCTACGCCGCCGATCCAGAGGACGATTGGACGGCGGAAGCCACTTGGCGGAAGGCGAATCCGAACCTTGGCGTCAGCGTGAAACTCGATGACCTGCGGGTGCGGTGCAAGCGTGCCCAAGACATGCCGAGCGAGGAGAACACTTTCCGCCGGCTGCACTTGAACCAGTGGACAGAGCAAGACACGCGATGGCTGCGAATGGAGCACTGGGCACAGGGCAACAAGCCCTGCCCCGTGATGCTCGACGGGCGGGAGTGTTTCGCGGGCCTTGATCTTGCTACCACGTACGACACGACTTGCTTGTGCCTGCTGTTTCAGATGGACGATGGCACCTTCTGGGCCGAGCCACACTTCTGGATTCCAGAGGAGAACATGCGGGACAGGGTGAAGCGTGACCGCGTGCCGTATGACCAGTGGGCGAAGGAGGGGAAGCTGCACCTGACGCACGGGAACGTCACGGACTTCGACAAGGTGCGGGCCGACATTCTTGCGATCACGAAGAAATACAACGTGCGGCAGGTGGCGATCGACCGCTGGAACGCCACGCAGCTGGCTACCCAACTGCAAGGCGATGGCGTAAATGTCTTAGGTTTTGGTCAGGGCTACGGCTCGATGAGTTCGCCCGCCAAGCAGCTCGAGGCCCTGGTGGTGGGCGGCAAGTTGCTTCACGGCGGGCATCCCGTCCTGGCGTGGCAGGCGTCGAACGTGGCTATACAGCAGGACCACGCCGGAAACATCAAGCCCAGCAAGGCGAAGAGCAACGAACGCATTGACGGCATTGTGGCGCTAACGATGGCCCTTGGCATCCACGCTACGGCGACGGCCCCGGCCCCTGAACAGAACTGGGACATCATCTCGTTATGAGCGAACATGCCGCCGCCGACTTCAAGATGTTCGACCTGCGTGGCATCGACTGGCCCGAGGTTTCGTCTAGCCGCACGCCTTCCGGCATCCGCGTCAACGCCGACAACTCGATGGCGTGCTCTGCGTACACGGCGTGCATTCGCGTCATATCGGACGCGGTATCAGCCCTTCCGCTGCACGTCTATGAGCGGATGGCCAACGGCGGCAAAGCGAAGGCTACCGCCCATCCCGTCTATCGGCTCCTGCACCAGCAGCCCAACCCGTGGCAGACGGCACAAGAGTTCCGCGATTGGATGACCGGCATGTACCTGCACTACGGTGCGAGCTATGCCGAGATCCGCCCAGGCGCTCGAGGTGCTGTGTCGGAACTGTGGCCCCTGCACAGTTCCCGCATGGAAGTAGACCGGCTATCTGACGGCACGCTGCGGTATCGGTACCGTGAACCCAGCGGGCGGGAGACGATCTATCCCCAGGAGCAGATCTTCGCTCTGCGGTTCACCACAGAAGACGGCATTAAGGCGATCCCGACCTACAAGATTTTCCAGAACGCCATCGGCCTGGCCCAAGCGTTGGAGGCCCACGGGTCCACCTACTTCGGCAACGGTGCCCGGCCCGGCATCGTGCTGGAGAGCGAGAACCCGATTCCCGTCGAGGCTGCCGAGCGGCTGCGTGAGCAGTGGGAGCGGATGCACCGGGGCGCTGACCGTGCCTTCCGCACGGCGGTCCTGCCGAACGGCGTGAAGGCCCACGAGCTCAGCGGCAGCAACGAGGCTGCCCAGTTCTTGGAAACGCGGCAGTACCAAGTCATCGAGATCTGCCGTGCGTTCCGCGTGCCGCCGCACATGATTCAGGATCTCACCCGCAGCACCTACAGCAACATCGAGGTGCAGGGCACGGAGTTTGTGCAGCACTGCCTGCTGCCGCACCTGAAGCGGTGGGAAGCAGCCATCAGCCGCGATCTGATCGTGGACGACGAGACGTACTTCGCCGAGCACAGCGTCTCGGGCCTGCTGCGTGGCGACCACGCGAGCCGGTCGGCCTACTACGTGTCGGCCCTTCAGAACGGGTGGATGACCATCAACGAAATTCGAGAGCTTGAAAACCTGAACCCGATCGGGCCGGAAGGTGACAAGCACTTCGTTCAACTCAACATGACCACGCTCGACAAGGTGGGCGCGGAGCCGCCGGCACCGGAGCCGATGCCCGAGCCGCCCGCCGAAGTAGAAGACAGCCCGGCCGATGCCGCCGAGGACCAGGCCGAACAGGAGGAGTACACCGATGGAAATTGAACGCCGCGATTTTGCCTTCGAGGAAGAGAACGAGCTGATCGTGGAGAGCCGGGCCGATGGCCGGGCCGCCATCATCGGATACGCCGCCGTGTACAACCGGCTTTCCCTCGACCTCGGCGGGTTCCGCGAAGAGATCCTGCCGGGTGCGTTCGACAAGATCCTGAACCGCCAGCGTGGCAAGGGCGACGTGGTGGCGCTGTTCAACCACGACTCCAACATCGTGCTTGGCCGTTCCTCGTCTGGCACGCTGGAACTCTCCTCAGACGATAAGGGGCTGAAGTACGTGGTTACGCCGCCCGTGAGCCGGGCCGACGTGCTCGAGCTGATCCAGCGGCGCGACGTGCGCGGCTCGTCGTTCGCCTTCACGGTCGACCCGAAGAATGAATCCTTCCGCACTGGCGAGGACGGCAAGGCCATCCGCCAGATCCGCGAGGTGTCGGGCCTCTACGACGTGGGGCCGGTGCTGAACCCGGCATACCCTTCCACGTCTGCGTCCGTTGCCATGCGTTCGTACGAAGCCTGGCTGGCAACGCAGACGCAGCCCGAGCCCGAGGCTGTGGCCGCTGAGATCGTGAAGCGTTCCCTGGTCCGTGACGCCGCTGCCGCGTGGGCTCTGAGGCTTCGCCGTGTCTGACGCACGCTGCACCTGCGGCGAAAAACTCCGGTGCCGTTCCAGCCGTCCATGCGGCGACGAACGGCAGCGGTATCTGCGTTGCCCGAGGTGCGGGGCTCGTGCGGTGGCGTTTGTAAAAACAACGCTTTCGCAAATCCGCTTCTGCAAGGTGCCACGCCCGTAAGGGCAGAGTGGACTCCATCGGCAATACCGCCGCAGGAGTCTCACCGAACATGGACAATCTCAAGCGCCTTCAGGACGAAGCGGCAACCCTTGCCAACCGGATCGACGCCGTGCGTGCGATCGAGGCCGAAGACACCACCGCCCGCGATGTCGAGCTCATCGACCTCAACAAGCGTGCCGACGAACTCACCGCCAAGATCGACTTCGAGAAGAAGGTGGTCGAGTCGGCCAAGAATCTCCGCAGCGTGGTCGAGCGTTGCTCGCCGGCTCCCGAGGTGACCGAGGAGCGCAGCGAGAAGGTCCGCATCGAGGCGGTTCCGTTCTCCGGCCGGCTCCGGGCGTTTGAAAACGCCAAGGATGCCTTCTCGGTGGGCATGTGGTTCAAGGCCAAGAGCGGCGACGCCGACGCGAAGCGGTGGTGCCAAGACCACGGCGTCGAGTCTCGCGCCCAGGGTTCGACCGGCAGCACCACGGGTGCGGCCTTCGTGCCCGACGTTCTCTCCTCGACCGTCATCCGGCTCGTGGACCAATACTCGGCCTTCGCTCAGAACGCCACCAACGTGGTGATGCCGAGCGACGTGCTGCTGTTCCCGCGTCGGACTGCCGGCGCTACGGCGTACTGGATCAACGAGAACGCTGCCATTACCGCCAGCGACCCGACCTCAAACCAGGTCACGCTGACGGCGAAGAAGGTCACCGGTGCGGTGACGATTGCGAGCGAGCTCCTGCAGGACTCCATCGTGTCGATCGCCGACTGGATCGCTGCCGAGCTCGCCCTGACGCTCAGCAACGCCGTCGAAGAGGCTGCGTGGAGCGGCAACCCCAGCAACGCCCCAGCGGTTGCCGGGCTCGTCACGACCTACACGGGTGGCCTGCTGGCGGCGTCTGCTGCCACCTACGCCGCCTCGCTCGTGACGGCTGCCGGTGACACGCCCGACGAAGTCACCAAGGCGAATCTGCTGGCCATGATGGCCAAGGTTCCGCAGCACAGCCGTGCCGGTGCCAAGTGGTTCTGCTCGCCGTTCTTCTTTGCGGCGTGCATGCAGAACCTCGACCTCGCCCAGGGCGGGTCGGTGGGTCTGTCGCAGGGCATGGGTCCGACGTTCCTCGGCTCGGAAGTGGTCCTCACCGACCGCCTGCCGAGCGGTGCGGACTCGACGGGTGCCATCATGGCGCTGTACGGCAACATGGCCAACAGCTCCTACTACGGCATTCGCCGGGCCATCGAGATCGCGTCCAGCGATCAGGTGAACTTCCTGAGCGACCAGACCGTGATCCGTGCGGTGGCCCGCGTGGCCATCACGCACGCCAACCTGGGCACCGACACCGTCGCCGGCCCGATGATCGGCCTCGTGGGTGCGTGAGCCTGACGGCTTGACGTGAAGTGCAAACTGGGCGGGCCGCTCCACAACGGGGCGGCCCGCTCTCTTTTGCGAGGCACGCATGATCGTCAAGGTAGGTGGCACCGAGGCCGACATCCGGGTTGAGGCCATCCTGTCGATGCCGAGGCTGTCGTTCACGGCCAACCACTTCGCATGGGCTCAGGCGCTCATGCCGCTGGGGATTCGCCCGACAATGGGCACTGGTGCGTTCTGGGACCAGGTCAACACGCGGGTGATGGAACAATTCATCGACAAAGCGGAATACCTGCTAACGATCGACTACGACACGTTCTTCACGAAGGAAGACGTGGAGCACCTGTTCGCCTTGGCGATGACGTTCCAGTGTGACGCCATCACTGGGCTGCAGACCAAGCGTGAAGACGGCCGCCCGATGCTCACGCTGAAGGGCACGTTAGACAACCCGCCAGAGGGCGGCACCACAAGCTTGCCTATGTCGTGGTTCGCCGAGCCTGTGCAGGAAGTAGACACGGCGCACTTCGGGCTGACCGTCATCAGCACGGCCGCCTTGAAGCGTGCGAAGAAGCCGTGGTTCTGGAGCAAGCCCGGCCCAGACGGCGCGTGGAACGAAGGCAGAACGGATCCCGACATCTACTTCTGGCGCAACTGGCGGGAGAGCGGGAACCGCGTGTTCGTGACGCCGCGCGTGGTTCTCGGCCACGGCGAGTATGTCGTGACGTGGCCTGGCCGGGATCTCGGCAAGCCTGTTTTCCAATGGACAACAGATTTCACGAACACAAGCAAACGGCCCGAAACTGCATGGAGTGTGCCCCAATGACGAAAATCACATTCACCCGCGCGTGGCGGTCATACCGCAAGGGGCAGACCGTGGACATCTCCGGCGGCTTGGCCACGCAGCTGCTCGCCCAGCGCGTGGCGGTTGAGGACACGCAGGGCCAACTGATCGAAACGGCAGCCGTCGAGCTAGACGCCGAAACGGCCGACGCCACCCCGAGGAAACGCCGCCGTGCAATATCGAAGCCTGACTCGCCAGACCGCCCCAGCCGTTGAGCCTGTGACGCTCTCAGAGGCAAAGGCCCACCTGCGAGTTGATACGGCCACCGACGATGCCTACATCGGCTCGCTCATCACGGCGGCCCGCGAGTGGTGCGAGCAGTACTTGGACCGCACGCTGGTGAATACGCAGTGGGTGATGCGATTCGACCGCTTCCCGCCAGACGGCACGCACGACATTGAGCTGCCACGCCCGCCGATGGCGACGGCTGGCACGACCACGGCGGTGGCCCTGACGTTCACGTACGAGAACGGCACCACGGCCACCTACTCAACGGCCAGTTACCGCGTGGACCGCGACGGCGTGCCGGGCACCGTGAAGACGCTGTATGGCCAGACCTGGCCACCGCACCTGCAAGATGACAACGCCATCAGCGTGACCTGGTGGGGCGGGTACGGGGCGAGCGGCACGAGCGTGCCGGCTGCGATCCGGCACGCCATGCTGATGCTCGTGGGCATGTGGTACGAGCGCCGGATGGCGGCCGACTCCATGAGTGGCAACGAGATCCCCTTCGGCGTGCAGTCGCTCTTGGACTCGCAGAAGTGGGGCTCCTACCGATGATCGACCCCGGAAAACTCCGCGAGCGTGTCACCGTGCAGATCGCCAGCGGCGCGACTAATGCCCTCGGCGAGACGGTTCTGACGTGGGGCGACTCGTCTGCCGTGTGGGCGAGCGTAGAAGGCGTGAGCGCACGCGAGGCGCT